AACAGATTGCCGCTCTGAGCGTCGCCCATCAGAAACTTGCCAAATCCCGGATGACCGAACTTGGCGCGCCAGCGGCCATAAATGCCGGCCGGCAACAGCGACCAGCGCTCATTCCATTTGGCGGTGCGAATGTTGAATTCCCAACTCCAGTTTGGCGACGACAGCACCCAGAATTTTTCAGCACCGAAAAAGTAGCAGCCGGCTTCCAGCATATGACCCGCCTTGACTTCGGCCTCGATCAATCGATCCAGATCAGGCTCGGAGACTTTCACCGGCGGCGCCATTGACGATGGCGGCATGTAATACACGCCGAAGTCCTGATCGACCCACAGCAACGCCGCGAAACTGGTCTCAAATCCGGCAATGGCCGTGCCCTGGATCAATCCGGTATCGAAAACGATCAAGCGCGAATAGGGAAAGCCCGGCGGCGGCTGCGCGGTATCCTGCCAGACCTCCAGCGACGCGGTGGTAAAGCAAAACAACAACCCGGAATAAGCCACCACCCGCAACAGCGTCACGTCGGCGCGCGAGCTAATGGTGACGAACGTCAGCGCATTCATGGTCAACGAATTCAGGTCGGTGGCGAAAACCCGGCCGTCACCCGAAGAAAAAAAGAAATAGCCGTCCTGAAAGCATACGCTATTCGGCTGCGGCATCGCATTGACGCCGTTATAGCTCAGGGGTGCGCCGGTCCAGACAATGCCCGCCGTGCCAACACCGCCGCTCAAGGTGCCGGACGCCGGATTGAAAGTAACCCCTTCGTCGCTCGAGCCGATGCCGGTCCTCGAGAATTGCATGGTCGTCTGATTAGCCACCGTGCCGGGCTGGGTGACGGTGAGCACCGCGCCCGACGATGTTGCGGCCAAGCTATTGGCCGACAGGATCGGCAGCGTATTGATGGCGCTGGCCATCGCCGTTGCCACCGTGGTCGGCGAGCCGCCGGCGCCCACGGTGACGGTCACCGGCACCACCAGTTCGAGCGCCGGATTGACAAATGTCAGGGTGATGGTGTCGGCGCTGTTGTAATGCGTGCCGGTGAAGGTCGCCGTTGCCGCGGCGTTGCCGAGCACTTGCGTATTGAGAATAAACGCGCCCTGAATCGGATCGACCGCAACCACGTCGGGCACCGGCTTGACTTGGTTATGGGCAATGCTGATCGGACTGGAGCCGGGAAAGGTGCCAAGATCGGTGATGCCGCCGCCGCTATCGACAGTCGCGGCCAGACTATCCCAAGCTTCGTAGCCAAAGCCGCCGGAAATCAACCCACCGCGATAACCGCTGCGCGCCGATGGCGCTCTGGCGAACAGCGACAAGCCGGCGTTGCGCCGCCACACATTCTGGGTAATAGCGCCTTTGCCGCGCTCGCCCAGCGGCTCCATATAGCAATTGATCAACCGGCCGGCACCCTCTTGCGGCGTGGCACCCGGATACGACGACAGCGGAAACGGCACCGGGACCGGATTGCCAGTCGGCATCAAATTTAACCTTTAAATATAGTCGGTTTGCAGGATCTCGAACGTCGGCCGGCCGCGGGTTTGCTGCTTCAGCGACAAGGCGGCGATGCCGGCGCCCGGCGGCATGCCGAGGCCACGATTGACCAGCAAGCCGTAGTGCTCCGGGCTGACGGCGCCGAACTTGGTGGCGCATTCGCCGGCCAGAATGTCGGCCAGATCGCTGAACCACTGACCCGGAATCGCCTCCGCATCGGCCACATAGACGATTTCCAGCCCGTTGAGCTTACGCAACATAGGATCGACTTCGATTTGCACCAAATTAAAATCCTCGATGTCCACCGGCTGACCCGGCGACAGCACGCCGAGATTCGCCAGCGCCTTGTTGACGAGGTCTTGCTGGGTGCGAAACGCGCCGGCCATTTAGCGCCTCTTGTTTTGCTTTTTTTGCTTTTTTTGCTTTTGCTTTTGCTTGTTTTTTTTAGTCTTCGATGTCGCGGTAGGCCCGCGCCTGCGTTTGGGCTTCACGCGCAAACGCTTCAGGGCTTGAGCTTTTTTTTTAGCTCGCCGCGGCGGGGCCGCGCCAAGGAAGATAGATAATCCAAGTCTTCGGCGCCGACGTCGCATTGCTGGCGCAGCGCTTCCTCTTCGGTCCAGCGCTCATCGAATTCGTGCAAGCTGTCGGCGGTTTTGAACCAGGCCACGGCATGCGCCTTGTATTGCTCCGGCGTGGTCGGCGTCGTGATCGGCGCTGCTTTGACGGCATCCTTGTGCGCATCGAACGCGCCAACCTTGAAGAACGGATTGCCGCGCAGCCGCTCGAACACGCTTTTCGGCAGTTGCACGGTCTTGGGTATATTGGCCGCGAACGTCTGACCGGCAAATTTGGTCTGCGGTGAGTCTTCGGGGCCGGGCAAATAAGTGACTTGCTCGGATTCAATCGGGTCGTCTGCCGGCTTATTATCTGCCGGCTGCTCGGGCTGGTCCGCCGCAGCCGGCAGCGCCGGCAATTCCGCCTGCGGCTCTGACTTCAAGGTCGCACGACTCTTCTTGTCATCTTCGCTCATCGATATCCCCCGTTTAGCCGATCCTTAGCCTGTCCTCCCACAGTCAAAAAAAAGCGCGGTCCAGGGGGAGGAAATCCAAACCGCGCCAGTTGGCGTTTCCGAAACCGAGGCGGCTCGCGAAAACGCAAGGTGCTGCATCGCGCTGCCAGCAAACCAGCGCGATGCAGATTGGTTATTTTGCAGCAGCTTACAGATCGTTATTGAGCACGTAAGCCATAACGATGTGCATTTTGCCCGCGGTCGCCGCACCACCGGTCGGTGCATACTTGACAAACAACGTCACCGGACCGGCCGACGTCAAGCCACAGCCAAAGGTGGTGGCGACTGGCGCCAGCAGACCATAGCCCGCGGTCTGACCGGGAATCGGCGTCGTCGTCAGTTCGTTGGCAGCCACCGTGGTGCCGAGCGACACCGGGTTGGTGGTGCCGGCATTGAACGCCGTTTCCACAAACGATGAAATCGACGTGATGAAGGCATATTGCGGCAACGCCGCAAAGGCAACGCCCGCAGTGATGCCCGGGTCGTTGAAGTTGATGGTGAGGCGGGAATACTGGATTTCTTGCTGTCCATAATTCCGCTGTTGCACAGTTTTGGTAGGATCGAGAAGCATGGTGTCTTCCTTTCGGAATGGGGGTTGACAGGATCACCCTCCCCTCACCACATGGTGTGGATATCCGGGGAGGGTGCAGGCATCAAACGCGTTAGAGATCAGACGCCGCTGCCAGAAACGCAGTGTACACTCCCCACTCCTTCAAATTGACATTGTTCGTCAGCTTGGCGATCTTGCCAATGCCATACGCCATCTTCAGACCGGCGCCGCGAATGTATTGATAGTCATCCTCGCGGCGGAACGTCGGCGTCGGCATTTTGCCCCAGCACCATGCCGCCGCACCTTGGCCGCACAGGAACGCCGGCGAAATCCGCGTGGCGCCGTTGCCGGCGGTCTTGTAGAACACCGGCAGCCGGCTCGAGAGTTCCGGGATTTCTCTGATGATCACCCCGTTATACAGCAAGTCGCCGTCAACGAAGATGGGATTTTTCAGATAGCCCTGATTCTCACGCGCGCGGCTGTTTTGGTTCGCGGTCTTGATGTCGTTATCGTTTTGGGCGTCACGGAATTGCTCTTGACCGCAGAATAAAACAAACCACTCGGTGCCGTTTTCCTTCAGCTTGAACGGCCGAATACGCGGGAACAGCAACGCCTTGGCCGACCGCTTCATGCGATTGATCAATGCGCCGGACAACGTCATCGCCGGCGTCACGTTCAACAGCGAAGCAGCGAAGTTGCCGGCCACCAGATTGGCAGTGTTGCTAGTGCCGATCAACACCCGATCGGCATTGTCGGTGATCCAGGTATTACGCTGGGCCGGACTCGCGGCATCAAACAAAATGCCGTTGACCCGCTGGCCGTTGGTGCTGCCCAGACCGGCCGGCGCCGATTGCTACGGCAACGCAAACAAGCCGTCACAGATTTCATCGCGCTGTAACTCCTTGCCCCAATCCACCAGCATCGGCTTCGCCTCTGCGAACAGATCGATCGAGGATTTCTGCTCTTCCGCATTATTGATGGCCACGGCATTGCGTGCCCAATCGATCCACATGCGAAAGCCGTAATTATCAAGGGTTTCTTCGTTGCCGACCAACGAGCCGGTCGAAACCGCTTGGGCATTGAGCCGCGCCATCAACGGGATGTTGATTTGCTCGCCGCCATTTTTGCCACCCTTGTCCAAGTCCGGAATGACGCGAATAATCGACGTCAAATCCGTGCCCATATAAGGTGAAAACAAATTTTCACGGACGTATTCGTGAAACACTTGCTTTCTGAAGACGATAAGTTTGTTGTTGGTCTGTGTGAAAGTGAGAGCCATAGGCGCCTCTTTCAGGGCGCGCAACCGCTCCTACATTGCTGGTTGCAAGATCCGATCAGCGCCAAGCCGAGTTCCAAACAGACTGCTCGGAATTGTCATAGAGGTCCGGATCGGCTTTCTCTCTGATCGAGCCTTGGCCGGTGGCCCCGTTGAGCGATTTCGGCAGTCGGGTGATATGACGCGCTGGCTTGCTGGAGCGCTCGCCGGAGGCTTCCGCGCGCAATTCGTCGATAAACTGCTTGCGGAATTCCGGATCGTTCTTCATGGCTTCACGCACTTCGTTGGTGACGGTCTGCCGGTACTTTTCAGGATCGTCGCCGACCACCCGCAAGGCTTCCTGTCGCGCATGCCATTTCAGCAACTCGCCGCCGGGATCGGTGGCGTTGTAGATTTTTTGCGCGACCGCGAGTTCTTCCGGATTTTTGGCGTCCAGCTTATTGACCGCATCCCAGGCCTTGCCGAACTTGTCGGCATGGACCGCGCGCGCGATGTCCATGGAGTTCTGAAAGCGCATGGTCTGCAACAACTGTCGGGTTTGCGCATTGCTGCGCTCCTGACGCTGGATCATCCATTCGGTATAACCTTGCGGATTTTCGAATTGATCGGGAGGTAGATCAGGGGCCGGCGGTGGTTGTGGTGCGTGACCTTGCGCGCCTTGCACCGTCGCCAAGACCGTGTTCATTTGCGTGCGCAGTTCGGCGATATCGCGCTCGTAGCGTTGCCGCTCGGCGTCGCGTTCCTGCAACAGCACATCAACCCGGCCCTCAGCCCGCTCCGCCCGGTCGGTTTGCTCACGCAACCGTCCGGATGGCACCCGGCCTTCAGGTGGCAGCTCCGGCGCTGCGGCTTCGGTTGCGGCGTCCTCCGGTTCGGATTGTTCCGCTTCGTCGCCGTCCTCGCCTTCGGCGTCCTCGGCTTCGGCGTCCTCGGCTTCGGTTTCCTCGCCTTCCGCTGTCGCCTCGTCGTCTGGCGATTCATCATCGCCTTCGGACCCGTCGTCCTCAGCCGGCACGTGCTCGCCCTCCAGGCCCTCGCCCATCTGTTCATTGGTGCGATCGCCGGATTCGTCTTGCACCGGGTCTTCCGTGCCCCAGGCCTCGCCGAAAATTTCCTTTTCGGTCGAGGCAATGGCATCCCGAATCAAATCAACTTCGTGCGTTGCCATGATAGCAAGCCTCACATTTTTCTTCACATGTCGCTGTGAACGCGGCGGTCCCTTTTGGTCTGCCGGAACCGAAGAAGGCATTGCGCCGTGTCGTGGTCGCCTGCGGCAGAGCTTTTGCCGTGCAGCCGCTCCGGAAAGCCGCGCGCCGTATCGTGGCGCCGACGTGAAAGCTGTTTATTGCCGGGTGAGCCCTCTATTGCAGTGGTGGGGTCGGTGATGAGTAGGTGGCACCGGAGGTTAGACTGATCGTACCACTGGTATTAATGGTACCAGCAGTGGTGCCGGTCCAGGTATAAGACCAAACAAAAAACTGCAACGTAGAGCCATCAACATAGTTGTTGGCCGTCTGGCCGGCGTTGCCGGTGGTGCCGTTGGTGTTGATCACCCAACACGAGGTTAGTACGTTGTTTGGCGCGACGCCGCCAAACGTACAGAAGGTATTGTTGGAAACCTCATAATTGGTGATGTTGCTGCCGTTCTGCCAACTAAAGCCCTGCGTATTACCCTGAATCTGAATGATCAAATTGAAAGTGCAGCTAAACGTTCGTAAGGTGTTGAGTTGGCCATTGACTTGGATCGCGATCAGGTCGCCGTGGGTGCCGGCCCGAACAAAGCCCAGTCCGCAATTCTCAAAAATATTGAATTTGTAAATGTAATCAGTGGTGGTGTTACCTGCGGTGTTCTGGCCGCAGACGATATGTTCGGCGAAGCTATTTCTTATCCAGTTATAGGTGATATTGCAGCTACCAACACCGGTATGTTGAATCATGCCACGGCCGCCAAAGCCGTCTTGGGTCTGGCCGAAGCCATTGAACTCGCATTGCGTGATCGTCAGCCCATCGCCGCCCCAGATGCCCACGCCAACTGCGGTGCCATTGGTGCTGCCGAGCCCAAAATTACAATTTTTGACGGTGGTGTTAATGCCCAGAGCTATGGTCAGGCCACCATGCAACGAGAAATCATAACCTTCGATGGTGGCGCCAGTACTACCAAAATCAATCTGCTGGGTTGGATTATTGCCGTCCCAGACCGCACCGAGTGCGACCAATGCTGGGGCAATGGTGCCGCCCGGCCCTTGGCCGGCAACTAACGGATCGAGCAGGTTGGCGTTGCTGGGATACAGCGTGCGATCGATGCCGACGTGATAATCGACGCCGGCAACTTTCCATGGCGGCCGCGCCAGATAGGTCGCCCCAAAGGTCTGCGTGCCCGGCGAATTGAGCGCCAACAAGGTGGGGTATTGCGGCGGCCCCGGCGGCGCGTTGATTGAACCATCAGCAAACGAAATGCCGACGTTAATCGGCAACACCGCGCGCGCTGGCGCCAGCAGCTTATCAAACACGTACAGGCTGGCACTGCCCAACAGCAAACGACGCGATAAGCGACGCAGCATCATGCCATCACACGGCAATCAACTTGCCGCTGGAGTCATCGAGCAAAAACCCAGCCGTGCCGCCCAAACAAGCGCCCGCGCCATTGTCACAAAGAAAACCGGCAAACGGTCCACCGCCAATTTGAATGTTGATAAGCCCCATGGCATAGGCCGGCAAGCTTGCTGCGGTTAAAACAACAATAATGATCAAACATTTGCGCATTAAAACCCCGCACAAGTCCAGTTAGTCCCATTGTAACGTACTTTAGCATGTTGCGTACCGCCAGTAATAACAGTCGCCCCAAGATCAGAACCAGTTAACGGCACAGCACCGGTTTTCCGTGCGTTGACAATATTATATTCCATCCCTTCAACTTCGGTACCAACACCAAGACTGTTGCCCGCTAGCCCCGGCAGATCGGCAAAATTCATTCCGGCCTGTCGGCCGGCGACATCAAGCGTCGAACCTCCAGGATTGTCGCAATTGATAAAAGTCCAGTTGGCTTTGTTGGCTCCAGGCGGCATGATCCAACCGCCCACCCCTGCCGTTGAGGCTATCATCATCGGCCGCGCCGCACTGGTTAAGCCATCAACATAAAGATCAATGCCGGCAATCGATGGGTTACAGCTAATGTTACAACTTTTCAACGTCGTCATTCCCGTATTGCGAACTCGCATGCCGTAAACCATCTGAAAGGACCAATTCGCGCTGCTCACGTAGCTACCAGGAGGAGAATTCAACGAGTAAGTAAACTTATTGGCGCCCGTCCATGTCGCGGTAACCGGGGTAAGACTGTTAAAGCTCGAAGGAATAGCCGAATCAATGATCACTTGCTGCGTGATGCCGGATGTCCAAGGAATACCGTTGATACCAAAATTAGCCAGCGGCGTGGCCGATGTCACTTCCACCGTGTACGGCCCGGTACCGGATACAGTCATGCCAGTGACAGTATGGGCCGGACCGACGACGTTGCCATTAACGACCAAACCGTCAACGGTCCCCGCGTCAAAATGCGAGAAAAACATGCCAGTTTCACAGCGCTCGGTTGAATGCCCCATGATAACATTGGCAGCAGCGCTGACATTGGCAGCAAGTTTCGTCCACGTCCCACCACTGACATAGCTTCCGGGATTTGACCCCAAGGAATAAGTGAAAGTGTTTGTTCCCGTCCGTAGCGCGGTCACTTGTGTCGTGTTGAATGTACCCGGCCCGGTACTCGAAACGCCCTGCACAGTAATCTGCTGGGTTTGACCGTTAGGTGACCAGTCGAAATTAGCCAGCGGCGTGGTCGAAGTTATAGTCACCGTGTACGGCCCACTGCCAGTCGCCGAAGCCCCGGCAACGGTATCGTCAAAGCGCGGGGTAATGCCTGTTAAGACGCCGATCGCCGACGATTCGGTACGGCCGCGCAGCGCCACGATGTCGGCACCGGCAAACCAATATGCGACAGCATAACCCAATGCCGCGCAGCAGATCATTGTGCAACCGGCAACATAAAAGCCGATTGGTCCAGCAACATAAGGGATCGTAGGGATCACACTCCAAGGCGCGCCACTGCCCGCGCCACTGCTGCTACAATTAATCAACGTTGTTTCGAAGGTCGTGGAATTTTCCGCCGTTGGCACGACGGTATTGATCCCGGTCCAACCTTTGAATTGGATGTTTTTTAACAACACATTTTGCGCTGACGCAATAGAGCCAACCCGAATGGCGCCAATCGAAATATCAAAGCCGCTACTGGTCTGATCGTTATAGACCCCCAAGTCTTCGACCGACGTAAAAGCCCCGACCGATAGCGAACCCTGCATATCAATAATGTAACCGTTAACCGCGCCGCGAATCCAGGTGCACCACATGCCGGAGCCGACCAGCCGCACCGTGGCGGTGCCTGAATTCGTCAACGAACCGTTAATCGCATAATTACCCGGCGGGAAAAACACTGTGCCGCCTTGTTTAGTCCCGCCCGTCGCTGAACCTTTGGTCGCGGCAAAGGCAATGGCGGCATTGATTGCATTCGTAGTAGCCGTTGGGACTCCCGACGTGGTATTGTTATTGGGATCAGCACCAAAATCCAACACATTGACGACATCCTCAAGACGCACCGGAGTCGTGCGCTGCGTCGAGCCGTGCAGAGTAGTAAAAGCAAAACTTGTGAACGCCGTGTCGGCCTTGGCTTCGCTGCTCAACAGCGCGCCAACCGAACTGGCGCCCAGCAACGCCGCCGGCAACATCGCGCGCCGTGGCAAACTTAAACCATCGAGAATTTTTTTAAGCCGCTCCGCCATCGATCAACCCCCTATAATACCAATAAAACCACCACCGCCGCCGATCGATGGATTGGTGATCGTCCAGCCGGTGGTGAAGCCATAACCAAAGCTGTTTGTTGCATTGAAGGTGCAGCCGCCGGTGGCGGTGACCGCATAAATTGCCGCCCAGGTCGTGGTGCAGGTGCCGCTGGGCGATGAAATCGTCAGAGAAGTTGTACCTGAACTCTGGAATAGTAAAACCGGATTGGCCTGCGTGCCATTGACCGTAAAACCGCTAGCGCCAACCGTCTGTGTGGTTGCAGCCGTGCCGCCGTTTAAATTCCAGCCGGACCCCACCGTAATCGACGAGAACGTATTGCTGCCGGTAAATATCAACGTCTGGTTGCTGCCGGTGTTGGCATTCAGGGTCAGCCCATTGTAGGTCAGACCCGCGCCCGCAAAGGTTAGGCTTTGTACGGAGTTCGACGTTGGCGCAACGGCGATATTGGCGGCATTTTTGGTGAAGTTAAAAGTGCCGGTGGTCGCCATATTCCAGGCGATGAGGCCGGCAGTGGCCGAGCCGCCGCCGACCGTGACCAAGCCACCAAGAGTAAGACCACGCGTATTAGCATTGTTAGCCCCAATTCCGGTCGCCGTGATGGCGTGGGTGTTGGCATCCCAGGTGCCGTTGGTAATCGTCATCGGTGTGGTGGCAGGACTGGCCGCATTGGTGACGGTGATGTCATCCAATTGCTGCGCCGTGCCGTTGACACCATTCATCGTAATGGCGGTGAAGTTCTTGCCGGCGGAAGTAACCTGCGCCGTGCCGGTGGTATTGGCAAAAATAACCGCGGTCGCCGCATTTGTATTCGGCGTATAGAACATGCCGGCCACAAACTTCAGCGAATTCGCTGCGGCCGTGTTGATCGTCAAGGTCGCGGCGGCGGCCTGCGTGATTGTGCCGGTATAAGCCACGCCGGTGCCGCCGGTGCCGCTGGCGTCAAGCGTACCGATCGACAGGCTGGCGTTGATCGTCAGGTTACCGGACGAACCGTCGAGCACGACATTGTCCGTGGTTGCCGGCGTACAGGTGCAGGTCACATGCGCGCTGGTCGCATCAATTGACCATGTGGCGGTGGCAGACGAATTACCGCCAGCGTTGACGACAAAGCAGGTGCCACCGGTGCAAGCCGCCGCCGCCGGTGCCGCCCATGCGACGACCGCCAGCAGCGCCAGCGCCACGATTAACCCGCCGCGTGCTTTACTGTTGCACATAACCAATGGTCCCCGAGGTTTGGCCGCTGCCACTGAGCAGCAAACAAACATTCGCCGCGGTGGCGTTGCCGTCACCGGAGCCATAGACCCAAGTGGCCGAGCCACTGCCGCGGGCGATGCCGCTGTTGGCGGCGAACTGCCAACCAGTCAGTGCCGTAATGCCGCCAGCCAGAGCATAGATGTTGGTCGCGCAATTCGTGCCGGTGCCCTCGACCAGCGCCACACCCTGCGCCGTGGCAGTGACAACATCGAACGAGCAAATATAAGTTTTCGTCCCCGCCTGTCCGGTAACAATCGGCCCGGTGGCCGTCAGATTGATGCGCTGGTAAGTTTTCAGCTTGAACGTGCAAGGATCGGTAACCCCAGTGGTCGCCACTAGATTGACGTTCATGCCGACCACATTGCCGCTCGGCGCCGTGCCCCAAGCGGTCGGCGAACCTAAACTGACACTATTCCATTGCAGGGCATTGGTCGGCAAATTGGTCTGATCGCTGGCAATCACCACCGGCGCGCTCGCGGCCATGGCTTTTTGGCCATTGGTGTTGCAGATCGCGGCCGCGCAGCCTTGGATATTGACATTCACCCCCGGCACGTTGCCGGTCGGTGCCGTGCCCCAGGCGGTCGGCACCCCCAAACTGGTACCAACCCACTGATTGACATTGACCGACGCGTTAGCCGTGATGGCGACAGTGTTGGTCACCGCGGCATTGACCGCTGGCACCGCGATCGCCGCCGGTGCCGTGCCATACGTGGTAGTGGCCGACCAAGCCACCATGTTGCTGCCGTTGGTTAAACCCAGCGCCGTGCCGCTGGGCGGAAAGGTGGCACCGAAATTGGACGAGGTGCCGCCGGCCGCGCCCGCCGTGACATTGACCCGCAAATTGCCGGCGGTGTCGAGCGACAGCGCATTCGTCTGCCCCGTGACATAAGTCGGCGCCCCAGTCGTTACCGCGCCCAGCGTCAGATTGCCGGTCTGACCCGCAGTGGTCGAGCCCAGCGCCGCATTGCTGGGCTGGTTCGCGCTGCTCGCCGCGCCAGTCGGGAGCGACACCGTGCCAGAAATATTGGTAATGTTCCAAGTGCCGGACTGCGACGCCGGGAATACCCCGCCAGTGCCGGTCACCAACCACGCCGTCGTATTAGCCGTGTTACCAGGGTTAACCGTCCACGTGCCGGACTGCGTCGCCGGGAATACCCCGCCAGTGCCGGTCACCAGCCAAGCGGAAGCTCCAGCGGTACCTTGGGTGATGGTCCAGGCGCCGGACTGTGTCGCTGCCACTGGATTGGTGATGCTGGTCACCGCCGCGATATTCCAGGTCCCCGACTGCGTCGCCGGAAACGTGCCGCCAGTACCCGTCACCAGCCAAGCAGAAGCTCCAGCGGTACCTTGGGTGATGGTCCAGGCGCCTGACTGTGTCGCTGCCACTGGATTGGTGATACTGGTCACAGCCGCGATATTCCAGGTCCCCGACTGCGTCGCCGCCAGCGTGCCGCTCACCGGAACACTGGTGCCGGCACCGATCAGATTGGTGCCGGCCGAATTAACCAGCACCACTCCGGGCGCTTGCACGCCGGCACCAACGTCAATCGATCGCTCGGTAACGCCCGTGCCGGGGGTCAGCACGATGGCATTGTCGGCGGCCTGTGCCGAGGCGGCGAACAACAGCGCCAGAAGCGCCAGGACAAACGCCAAGACAAACCTATTCATTGGGTTTCGCCTCCTTGTTCGCCTCCTTGGGCGGCGTCGTCGCAGTCATTTGCGGATTAATCTGGTTGATGATCTTGCTCATCACCGGATTAACGTCTTTCCAAGGATGCTCGCTCAGCTTGTTGAGCACAAACTGCACCTCGTCCGGCGTCAGCGTAATGGTCAATTTTGACTGCGGCTGAGGCTGCTGCGCCGCTGCCGGCGTTAGCAAAACCAGCGTCAAGACCCATAGCCACTTCACAACACGGCACTTCACAACACGGCACTTCACAACACAGCTCCAATGTACTGACTGTTACAGGCTTGCGTGAAATCGAGCGCGTTCGAGCAGCCGCCGCCAGTGGACGTATAGGTCAGCGGCCCCGCATTGGCCCAGGCTTGGGCATTGGTGAAAGTCAGGGTGTGGGCGCCATTGCTGGCGGCATTGTAGGTGAAGGTAAAGCTGCCGCTGCCCGCCGTCGGCGTTACCGTGACGGTCGATGTGCCCGGCGCGCCCACCGAGGGCGTGAAGGTGCCGCCGCCGGCGCCATCTGCAATGGTGATGGTCTGGCTGCCGTTAAAGTTGCCGCCGGTGGCGGTGACGGTAAAGTTGGTCGAGGCCACCCCGGTGGTGCCGGTGCTGGGTCCGCTGGCGGTGTAGCCGGTCGCCGCCGCCGGTGATGACGTATAGGTCAGCGGTCCCGCATT